CTTCTGCCCAAGGGACATTCGCCTCACCACAGTCAGCGCAATGAGACTCGTCGTATTCCGTTATCCATTGGGTGTTCTCATCCCAACCATTCCTGGCTAAGAAATCTTCAAACGCATCCCAGTCTTTGTTCTCAAGAATCGCAGATAACTCAAGCGTCAATTCCAGGGACAAGCAGTCGTCATTCATCGTTGGACTCCTCTAGCCAATTGTAGATATCTTCGTCGGTCAATGTTGGACTGGTCGGAACATCGGGAACGATTCGTTCCAACTCGCCAGACCTGACACCATTGTAATACATCATCACATTAGAGATAACACTAGCGGCCTTGCGGGCAAGGTCTGCGTCTTGCCCCATCAGATGAAACAGCAGTTCCACCTCGTCTGATTTGGTGATCAACCCGTCCTCAATGGCCATCTCGAATGCTGATCGCATCATGCGCGCACCATCATTCAGCAATTCGACAGCCTCCACTAGACCGCCTCCGAACACGGCACTAAGGAACCATTCAGGTAGTTCGGCATCGTTGCCTTGGTTGTCCGTGCCCGTAACCACAACGGGCCCATATAGTTCACGACCGAACATGACGGTAGCCATGCGGTTCAGTGGCATGTCAAGCAGTAAACCCTCGTCGTGGACATAGCCGACGATCTCGCATTCGTCGCCGTCTACCTCAAAATCTTCTGGGTTGGCATGTGCTGTGACCGCATCAATATGACCGCCAACTAGCCGTTGGATGGACTCCAGTCCGCTGATCCCGACAGGGATCGGCTCTGCCCCCTGTTCTGTTGGCAGTAAGATCGCGTTGATTAGTTCCGACATTCTCTCCTCCTAATGTTTCGTTTCCTGGGAAATCAGTTGGCGATACGATAAACCATCCCCTCGTACATACAAACGGTCGTGTCCACCAACATCTGTGCGTCCTCCCAGTTCTTCACAAAGTCACGCACCACAACACGGGTGAACGGGTCGTCAATTTCGACGACAACCATCCGCTTGTCGGGGAAACCCCACGAACGGTCTGCCACTTCGATGATCTTACCAACCACCGCATTCCTATAGTTATCATTCACAACCATTGCCACACACCTCACACTCGTAGCCCATTGGGGCCAGGTCAATAATCAATACTGTGTTATCCAGTTCGCAAGCGCGCAACGCACCAGCAAACCAGTCGTTTACATGCTGTCGGTCAGACGGCCTACCTTTCCATGTCGCATGGCAGTCGCCACACGCACCAATAATAGTGATCTGATTCATACCAACTCCTCCTGCGAAATCACACCAAGGTTAGAACACTGGGAAAGAACCCATGCGACAGGGTTGCGTGTGATCTGTTCGATCGAACCGCTATTGGTTTGGCAGATAATGTCCGCACCACCACAATGACGGTCCGCTTGCGAATCCTTGGTGGATGCCACAACATAACCATAGCCACGATGCTGTCGCGCACCGAACTCGTTGCGATCTGACGGGGACATGGACTCCATCACGGCGAACACTAGTCGTCGCAGAAACGATGGGTGTGCCAAGGGGAACATAGCGGATGCCACATCCCAAGGTTCACCAACAGACTGGACTGGCAACATCACCGACAAGACACGATCTCTGTCGGACCGAATGTTACTGGTGGCCCACACTTCCGTCGAATAGCCACACGCATTCAGCGTGTCGCACAATGCGACCACAGCAGAGCCACGCACCACAATGTCCTGCGGGTCCACACTGGCAGAGAAACTAGTGTCCACCAGGATGCGCACGAACCGTGTCTTGCGTGTCTCCGTGTCCTCGTGTGGTCGGAGAAACGCTAGCGGTGAGCCGACACAGAAACTGGATACATCCATGCGTGAACCGTACACAGACGAATCGTATTTCAGTTGCGTCAATTCTAGGTCACCGATTCGTTGCCGAACCTGGTCACGGATCGCAGTGATCTTGGGCAGAACATCTGACCAACCATCAACCATTAGTTTCGTGGCGTGATCCAATGTCTTGGTCATCGCCCAGTTATCTGAGTCCTTGTTGTTGGACGACCCATCCTCCTTGTCGTACTTGGTGATCGCATAGTTTGCCAGGTCACGGAACCCGTCGAATTTGTAGACGATTTCCTTGGGAGCGTCATAGCGTTTCATGTTGTCCTCTCGTTTCCTGGGAAACCGTCACCCGAAAGTGACGCCCTCCAACAGTTTCGCTTCTTGGTCGGCAGGCAAACCGCGACCCATCAGACGACCATTCAGGGCGTCGCGCAGACTGTCGCCCAAGGCCATCATCTTAGTCGCATCAATGGATGCGCGTGGTGTAATGAACACGCGCAACCCGTACCGTTCCGCATTGGCTCTGGCCTTGCGCACCACACCCAACACTGCGCGTGAGAATGTCGGGTCAATGGAATCGCAGATAGCCTGTTCCAGTTTCTCGTCAATGCCCATGTGGAAGAAAGTGAAACGGTCCCGTGTGGCCTCGTTGATCTTGGTTGTGCCTGCGAAATCAACAGAGCCACCACCACCGTAGGTGTTGCCCGTTGCCATGACACGGAAATCTTTGTGACGCTTGACTCGTTCGACACCACCACCGTTTCTTGGGAAATCAAAGTAGTCCTGAGCCAACAACATGTTCAGGGTTGGAGGCGTGGACGGATGGGCGGTATCCAATTCGTCCAACACCCAGATACCACCGCTCTCGTACAGGTCACGCACCACACCCTGGACTAGATCGCCCGTGATAGGAGAGTTGTACCCAAAGAACTCATGATCTTGGGGCAAAGGTTTCATCGGCGTCACAACATGACGCAGACCCAACGCCTCTGCCAGTTGGCCAGTCAGTGTGGTCTTGCCAACACCAGGCCCGCCCGTGAGAATGATGTGAACACCAGCACGAATCTTGCGCAACAGTGGCTCAAACGCTTGGTGGACTGGGGCAGTAATAGTGAACTCGCGCTCGTCACCCAAGCGTACAACAGTCGGACGGGTCACCACCTTAGAGACAGCACGATCAACCATCTGTTCCAGTTTGGTCTCGTCAATACTGCCAACACCCAACAGTTCGCGCAGAGTATTCAGAACATCGCTGTCTGGTTTGTCCGCGCCACTAGGTGTTGGTGTGGGTGTGGGCGTTTCCTGGGAAACGACCGATGGTACAGGGGTCTGCTCGGGTTCGGGCTCAGTATCCCCAGGGGTCGTGCGCAACGGAGGCAGGCCCTGGACGGTAGACACAATGCCAACCATCTTGTCCACAGGTACCTCCAACCAGCGTGTGTATCCATCGGGCAACGGGATGTTGGCCTTGGCCACAGCCCGAATCATTTCGGTACGGGGCAGATTCATAAATAGACGCTCATGCCAAACGCCGTTCTCGTACACCAGTGCGACATTCTCGCCGTCGGCTCGTCGCCGTAGGCACACGGGCCGTGCGGCCCTGGGTCCACGCTTACCAGTCATTGCTAGTTTCCTCTCTGTTTCCTGGGAAACGAAACTGTTCCGTTTCCCGTCTTGCTAGTTACCATCATGGCACACCAACTAGTGGCCTGTCAAATCGAACAATGTGAAATCGGTCACACGAAATCTAGTTCTGGTGTCTCCTCCCCAACCACAAACGAAACTCAACGACCAACCACGCACCAATAAACGGGGACAGCGCGAACAAACCGACCATCACCAGATCACGCACGAAATGAATCATGAGAAATACTCACGATCACCCAACACCGTAGCCAAAGCGTCATGATAAATGTCGTCCACCACACGATCAGTGTGGTCACGCCAAAACAAACGACCACCGAAACCACGATCCAACCAGTAACCCTGGCAATGAGCCCAGTCCGCTACATCATCATAGCCACGAAACCGTAGCCAGTCGTCCACCATGTCGCTATCGAATCGCATTACCGTCCTCCGTTTCCTAGGAAATTGACGAATCCAATTTATCTGCCAACTCACGACCCAAACGATCATCATTATTCAGCAGATCATCGGTCACACGCACCCACTCTTGGCTATCCATGTCGAACACGGGCCGACCAAGATCAAAATTATCCACGATGGAAACATCGTGATTCCACTCATGCGAACCATCGTCATAGACAACAGCACACACTAGATAGTAATGCTCGCGCACCACACTCTTGGAAACACCACCCACAACTAGCCTCCGTTTCTTGGGAAATGATTATCGGCGGGCAGTTTCACGACATACCCAGGTCGTCCTCATCGGCTCGCTCTACTACGAGGCGTAGCGTTATGTAACGGGGAGAACCGATACCCCGACGCCTATCGTATGCTCGGCGTACAAGCGGACAGTTTATCGTCATGCCCAGGACGAACGATCAACGATCGTACACCATCTCCGAAACCGTTTCCTGGGAAACGGAATCAACATAACGCGGACCACCACCCCTAGCGTCCCGACGATACCGAATCGTCCCAATGCCAAGACCCATGAGAATCTGATTCATACCGTTCTGATCAGACGCCGAACCGTGACCAACACCTAGAAAGACTGGCCACCATCTCCCCGAATCGTCGCGGACGAACCGACCCATGAGAGTCGAATAGTGATAAATGTCGCGGAATTGCGACTGATCACCACGCCAGTCGAAAGATCGCCACGATGACGCCGTGCGCGTCTTACTATCGCGGAATTCGTTCTGACCCAAACTGAAACGGGTCCGACTGGGAGCCTTGCGCGTTTCGACCTTGGGTCTGTTTCCTGGGAAACGATCACGCCGATAGCGCGCCAATTCGTCGCCGACTAGTTCCACTTCCTGCCACTTGCTCATTTCTGTCCTCGTTTCTGGTTGTTGTTTCGTTTCTTGGGAAACGGGGACCGTGACCAAGACGGTCACGGTCCCCCAATTCGTCACTGGTCGTCGTCCTCGTCAGTCGTACCCTCTTCGACCGACTGAGCGACACCCAAGGCCAAGAGCCCAAAGTCGTCCGCATTCAGACCGTCTTTCTGAGCCTTGCGGAACAGTCGGGCCAATTCATCCGCTAGACCCTTTTCGACCTTGCGAGCGGGGAACAAGGCCCGATAGGCCGCGAACACGGTACCGTGTTCACTGTTGGCCATTTCGACGACTGTTACAAAGTCCTCGACGGTCACGGTATGGTCGGTGCCGAAATTCTCGCCCAAGTAATGGGTCACGACTTTCTTAGCCTTGGAAATGCTGGGAGAGTGTGCGCCATATTCGTCTTTCAGAACCTTACGACTTGCGTCCTCTTGGAACATCTCAACGGCGTACAGAAAGTACGCTACATCACTTTGCGTGGCCTTGGCCTTAGAGTCGGCCTGGTTAGCCACTGCCACCGCTTGCGCCCACTTGGTCGGGCTACTGAGATTCTGCCGACTAATGGTCGGGCACTGGTCCTTGCTTGCCATTTCTACTGTCCTCCTGTTTCTTGGGAAACGGACTGTCCGTTTCCGATACCTGGAACTCTACTAGCCCCATGTCCCCAGTCAAGCACCAAAACGCATTTCGTAACAAAACTGTAACAATTAGGCCGAAACTAGGCCCGACCTGGCCCTATGTTCAGAATCGACCAGGACGCCCGAACGGGCCAGAAATGACCAGTGGGCGCGGACAGAAACTAACGCCCGTCCTAGGCCATTCTAGGCCCATTCTAGGCCATGAATAACCATACAAGACGACGCATGATTATTCATCGAACAAATGTTCCCACCGAACGGATGTTCGGACCTTGGCACTCTGTCCGCCCGACTGCTAATACCGTTCTATTCCCGACTAGTTCAGTCTAGTTTCCCCTAGTTTCATGGGCGCAAAATAATACAGGTATTATGTTTCATGTATTCTAGTTCACCTACCAGGGCGAACACTAGTTCGATCCCAGAAACTAGGAAACTAATGTCGTGCGAACATCTGTACGCTAGATTTACCTAGCACCCACCACCATCACGCCTGTACGGGCAGGGGGGTACCGTAGGGCCCCCACCCTGCGACATGCGAGCGGGACTCCAATAACCAATAGCCGTGGCATATCCTGTATGATTCGGGGTGACGGTGGTCACATGGCGGGGGTTGTTTTAAACGGAGTCCCTGGTCACATATAAAATGTGGTTACCATTTTTCCCGATCTGCCCAATAAGCAGGCGACATCTTGCCTTTAGCAATATTCTTGGCATGTCGTGCCTTGAATGATTCGCGGCGTGTACGATCTTTCCAAGATTCACCCTTTTTGAATGGGGAACCACTAACACCTTGCTGGCCGAATCTCAATAGTTTCGTTTTGTCGCCTACTTTGGCGACCACAGCATGAGACTTGGTGGGATGCTTGGGTGTTTTAACGGGCTGGTTGTATCCACTAGCACCGATCTTTGCTAGTCTAGGGTCTTTGCGGGTTGCCATCATTTAGCCTTTCTGGCACGACGCCCCGCCGCCTTGGCGGCAGAAGTATTGGGAACGAACTGCTGTCCACGCCGAATACCTTCACGTTTCTTTTCGGTCGTAGCCTTATATTGGGCGGTGGTTAACTCGTTCAACGCTTTCTTCGGTAGGTACCGTTCCCCAGTGGCCTTGGGGCCAACTACACTGGGTTTGCCAGACTTGGTGCCCCACTTGTCCTCAGTCCACTTCTTTAAAGACTTTTGTGGCTTGGACGGTTCACCCGTATAGCCGCCTCCAGCGGCCTCATACCGCTTGGCGGCCAACTGGGCTTTACGAGCAGACCACTGGCCTGGATTGCCACCCTTGGCTCCAGCCTTAACTTCGGCCACGATCCGTTTCCGCAACCCAGGTTTAGAGTATGCCATCTCTAGGACTTCTTGGCCTTGTTGGCGGCTCGTTGCTCAGAGAACGCAATCGCCATCGCCTGACGACGCAACTTAACCACAGGACCACCCCTACCGCTATGCAGGGTTCCTTCTTTAAACTCCCGCATCACCTTGCTGACCTTGGGTCCAGTTGGGGCCTTACGCTTCCTGGCGGCCATTACTTGGAACTTCTGGTCTTAATCTTCGGCTTAGCCTTGAGACCATACTCCATACGCTTCTCAGCCTTGGATTCCGTGCGCTCATGCTTCGCGCCCTTCATCAAACTGCCATCAGGCATACGATGGTAACCCTTGGGAACAGATTTCTTCCTGCTAGCCATTTCAGAACCTTTCTTGACTGTCCACGCAACCAGCCCCAGTCACTGTGTTCCTGGGTCTGGTCTATTTTCTTGACCCCCCCTATAATCCCCCCCATCGTTCGTTTCCGCAGGAAACCGAACCGAACGCCAGCCACTGTTGTATGGGAAGTGAATTGCGCGCGGACAACACACCGATTATGGATGCTCGCCAAGAGCAGTATCTTGAGTGGCTGGTTACACCATCGTCCGAGCGGATTCCCCGCACCCAAACCGAGTTCGCTAAACTGGTCGGCGTGGACCCGACTACGCTACGGCGTTGGGAAAAGAAAGACTGGTTTAAGAAGCAGTGGGATGCTAAGGTTTCGGAAATCCAAGGATCACCAGAACGCACCCAAAGGTTGCTGGATACACTATATGCCAAAGCCCTTGAGGGCGATAACAAGGCCGCCCAACTGTACCTACAAGCAACGAACCGTCTGTTGCCGACTCAAACCGTAATCAACACAAACAAAGCCTCCGACCTTAGTGACGATGAACTTGATGCTTTGATTGTGTCCATTGCTGAACATCAGGCGAAACGAACCCCCAAGGCTGTGTGATGGGTTCCCGCATTTGGGAATGTGACCTGTGTGGCGAGGAGTATCCCGCCTCGTTGGGTGGCTGTCCTTGGTGTGAAGAACCGAAACGAACGGAACACCCACTTGTAGAACCCCCGTACGGGCAGATTTTTGAGGATGACGAATGAGCATTTCTAACTACTTGGAAAACGCACTGCTGGACACCCTGCGCAACCAGTCTTTGGCTGTGGCTAATGTGTATCTGAAGTTGCACACTGGTGACCCTGGTGAGGCTGGTACGGCTAACGCCGCAACTGAAACGACCCGTCAGGCCGTCACCTTTAGTGCCGCCAGTGGAGGTTCTATGGCCTCTAGCGCCGCAGTTACCTGGACGAACGTGAGCACGACCGAGACTTATACGCATTGGTCGGCATGGGACAACGCAACGACAGGCAACTGTTTGTGGTCTGGTGCCCTTAGCGCCTCCGCCTCGGTGGCGGCAGGCGACACTTTCCAGATTACCTCGCTGACCCTGACCCTGGACTAAGAGAAACTAGGCACAACTAGATGGCAACTAACTTTCCCACAAGTCTTGATGCGTTGACGAACCCCGTTGCGGGCGACTCGCTAAGTAGTCCCTCGCACTCGGGTCAGCACGCTAACGCCAACGACGCCATTGAAGCACTCCAGGCCAAGGTTGGTGTTGACAGTTCTGCTGTCACCACCAGCATTGACTACAAGTTGCGTTTCCTAACGGGCAGTGTAGTAGACCGCCTGGAGGAGAACTGGAACACTTCTGCTACTGCCGCAACTGGCACGATTGCTTTGAATGTGTTGACTGCATCCAATTGGTATTACACCTCAAACGCTAGTGCGAACTGGACTTTGAATGTTCGTGGCGACGGTTCAACAACTCTTAGTTCGTTGTTGGATACGGGCGACTCTATTACTGTCGTGTTCGCCAATACAAACGGTACGACCGCTTACTATCCGACAGCGTTCCAAGTTGATGGTTCATCTGTTACACCCAAGTGGCAGGGCGGCACCGCTCCTGCTTCTGGTAATGCGTCGGCTATTGATGTATATGTTTATACTATTCTTAAGACGGCGGCTACGCCGACTTATACGGTGTTTGCTTCCCAAACCCAGTTTAAGTAGGATTTGATTTATGCCTATTGTTGCTACTAGAGGTAACGCTGGTGCGTTTGCTTATGGGTTGACGGCTGGTGGTGGACCTGAGGTTTTGGGTGGCATGGTGTTGATGACACCGACTTCGGTTGATAAGACTGGTACGGGGTCTACTGCGACGATTGGTACGAATGGTTCGGTTACGTTTTCGTCCTGCACGACAGTATCACTGAATGGTGTATTCAATACAGATTACGACAACTATATGCTTGTTTGTTGGTTCAAGGGAGTCGCTGGGGATGGCGTGAACCTTTCAACACGCTTTCGCGCGTCGGGTTCAGATAATTCATCCTCTAGTTATACCCACCAATATTTGGCGGCAAACGGCACTACGGTTGCGGGAAGTAGAAATACGTCTCAAACTTCAGTAGACAACCACGGTTATTCCGCGGGTTCAACACGACCTGCGGGAATTGTTATGTACCTATACGGGCCGTGGCTTGCGCAACCGACCGCTGGTAGAGAGATTGAAATTCGAACATTTGCCGACGCTTCAATAAATGACAATGCTTTTACGTTCAGTGGAAGTAATCAATTTGACGGGTTGACGTTTATTGATTTAACTGCTTCTAATATGTCAGGTCTTGTTTCGGTTTACGGATTGGTGGGTACCTGAGATGCCGAACAAGAACGGTTTGATTCTAATAACACCCACGTCGGTTGATAAGACGGGTACTGGTTCAACTGCGACCATTAGTGCGAACGGGTCAGTCTCGTTTTCGTCGTGCGAAACATTCAGCCTGAACGGTGTATTCAGCACTGATTACGACAATTACATTGTTGTCGCCAGTTACGATGGGTCCGATAGTGTTGTAGCCAATTATTGGCGGCTTAGAGTCAGCGGAACAGATGACACGGACACCAACTACAACTGGCAAAGATACGAAGTGGATAACACATCAATTTCTGCTTTGCGGTTTACTTCTCAGTCTGCTTTCAGATTTGGTGAGGCTGGAGAGCAACCAAACGGCCAGATTGTTTATGTGTATGGACCATATCTAACGCAACCAACTGCGGTTCGAGAAGTAGAAATTTCGACATACAATAACGGAACATACAACTTCGAGTATTGCGGCACAAATAGCGAATCAACTTCGTATACGGGCTTCACTTTCACCAGTCTAGGTTCTGGTTCTGTTACGGGTCGCATCGCCGTCTACGGATTGAGGAAGTAGCCATGCCTACATTGACTAACGGTCTAGTGGTGATGACACCCACCTCGGTCGCCAAGACGGGTACGGGTTCGACAGCCACCATCAACTCGGACGGGTCGGTCACGTTCTCGGCTTGCGAAACCCTGTCGTTGAACGGCGTGTTCACCTCTAGTTACGACAACTACATGATTGCCATACGCCACACCTGCAATCAATCATCGGCTGCGCTATCAGGACGTTTACGAGTATCTGGGTCAGACGCTACTGGGACAAACTACACACGGCAATACATTTTGGCACTAGATACAAGCGTCACCGCCGCGCGCGAAAGCACCCAATCAAGTGCAAGAATCGCCGCGATGACAAACTCCCAACGTGGAGGCGACACTTGTTTTGTATTCGGTCCTTTTCTAGCCCAGCCTACCGCATTTCGTTATGCGGGCATCTACCCTGACCTTAATGCAGGAATTGCTGATGCCGTTAGCACACATTCTTTATCAACATCGTATGATGGTTTGACGCTTTTTATGGCAAGTGGCAACTTTACTGGCCTTCTCACCGTGTTCGGGTTTAACCAATAAGGAGCAATAATGCCTATCGAACCATTTGAAATCACAACCGTCTATCCCGACGGACGCCAAGAAACCCGCATGGCAACACCCGAAGAAGTCGCCCAACGCGAAGCCGACCTGGTGGCGTTTGAGGCTGACCGTGTTGCTCGTGAAGCCGCCGAAGCAGAGGATGCCGCTAAGCGTGAATCGGCCAAGGCAAAGTTGGCGGCTCTTGGTTTGACGCCTGATGAAGTGTCGGTAGCCTTCGGGCTGTAAACAATGCCCCTGCTGTACGATTCAGCAGAAACATATGAAACCGCCTCGTATGTTTACGATGGCGGTTACCCGTATTGGAACGACCCGAACACAACCTATGATTCGGCAGTACGGTCATACGATGGCGGCTGGCTAGTAACAGCATCTGGTTCAGGTACAGGAACACAAACGGCATCTGGGTCTGTCACCAAGTTCCGTACCGCCACGGGCGACGGAACAGGAACCTCAGTAGCCACGGCGTTCTCCACGCATTACAAGTTGGCTACGGGTTCTGGTGGTGCAACGACAGGCGATACTGCTACACCGTTGACAACACACATCCGCGTGTCGTCGGGTTCTGGTACTGGCACCAGCGATTCGTATGGTGCGTCTGCCCAGTTGCGTACCGCAACGGGTGACGGCCTCAGTTTCTCTAGCGTCACCACCCTGAGGACTGCTATCAAGACTGCTAGCGGGTCTGGTGCTGGAACCGAATCTGCTAGCGGGTTCAAGTCTGTGTTCAAGACTGGAACGGGTTCTGGCACGGGAACCTCTACTGCCTCTGGTATTAAGTTTGTATTCAAGACTGCGACTGGTGTGGGTGGGGCTACTGCTGGCGATTCCGCTAGTGGGTTTACGACGCGACCAAGAACTGGTGCTGGTGCTGGTGCTGGTTCCGCTAGCGTCATCCAAGTTCACATCCACAAGCGTTCTGGTGCTGGGGTTGGTACTGGTTTTGCTATTGCGATCCGTGGACATACGCACATTCGTGTGTCTGCGTCTGGTGGTGCTGGTACTACTGATGTTGCTTTGTGGGTTAACGCTGGTCAACCCAGTCGTGGTAAAATGGTTTTGCCGCCACATTGGTCCAAGAGAAAGCCATACTATATCCCTCGGTGATTTATGGAACTAAATGAACTGGTACAGGAACGCGAATGGCGCCTGTGCCGAGGGCCACAGGACGCCACAACCGATCAGTTGCTAGAAGCGTTTACACACTTCTGCGCAAACTACTGGTTTATTAAACATCCTGAGCGTGGACGAATCTTGTTTGATATGCGTGAAGCCCAGCAGGAAACTGTCCGCGCATGGCTGGAGAACCGCTACAGTGTGGTCCTCAAGGCCCGTCAGATTGGCTTTAGTACACTTGCGGCGGCATACGCTTTTTGGCTAGTTTTCTTTCAGCCCGACAGGTTTGTGATTATGCTCAGCAGGACTGAGCGTGAAGCGATGAAACTGCTTCAGAAGTCGAAGTATGGGTATCGTTGGTTGCCTGGGTGGATGCGTGAACGTGGCCCCAGGTTGTTGACCGACCATCAGTTGAAGATGGTGTTTGATAACGAGTCGGCTATTGAGTCGTTGCCGTCATCGAATGACCCTGCTCGTGGTGAATCAGTGTATCTGGTAATTGTGGATGAGATGGCGTTCTTGCCGAATCCTGATGAGGCGTGGGCTTCCATTGAACCTATTGCCGATGTGGGTGGTCGTGTTATTTGTTTGTCCACGGCTAATGGTTCAGGAAACTTTTTTCATAAACTATGGGTTGGTTCCCAAACTGGAACCAACCTATTTAGGGGTGTGTTCTGGGCTTGGGATGCTGGCGACCGCAACCAAGACTGGTACGAAGTCAAACGCAAGTCTTTGCCTGATTGGCAGTTGCATCAGGAATATCCACGCTCCCCAGAGGAAGCGTTTATCAAATCAGGTAATCCTGTTTTTGATCTGGATATTATTAACGGTCTCATTCCTAGTGAACCAGAGATCGGCCTACTAAAGGTTGATCCTGCTAGTGGCGAGTCCTCTTTCCAGGCGTATTCGGATGGGCCGTTGCGTGTTTGGGAGTTCCCTGAGCATGAGGCTGTGTATGTTGTTGGCGCGGACGTGGCCGAGGGTTTGGCGCATGGCGACTACAGTTCGGCTCATGTGATTAATGCTAAGACTGGGTTGGTTGTCGCTCATTGGCATGGCCGTATTGAACCTGATTTGTTTGGTGAGATGTTGGCTGAGTTGGGGTGGATGTATCATTCTGCCTTGGTTGGGGTTGAGAACAACAACCACGGTCTGACAACCCTCAAGGCTATGCAACGGTATGGGTATAAGAATATTTATCGTCAACGCCGTTTGGCCCAGGCTCGTCCTGTGCCTACGGAGATTTTGGGTTGGCGGACTACCGCTTCTTCTAAGCCGCTGATGATTGATGAGTTGTCTGCGGCTATCAGGTCCGAGGACTTGGATATTTGCTGTGAGCACACAATTGGCGAGTTGCGGACCTTTGTCCGCAAGGAGAACGGCAAGATGTCTGGGTCTCCCCATGATGACCGCGTGATCTCGCTGGCTATTGCCAACCAGATGCTGAAGTTTGTGTGGCTGCCTGAATATTATGTGGGTGAAGTTATCCCTAGGAATACTTTGGCTTGGTGGGAGCAGTTTATTATCCGCGAGGAGGCACCCAAGAATCAGCCGTTGGGGGCGTATAATGTTCGGCATGGGGCTGGAATTGTTCGGTAACGAACGGTAACCCTATGGTTATGAAGCAGATTGCGTGTGCCGAATGCGGAAAATCGTTTGAGTTCGACGAGGAATTGCCTCGTCGTGGGGCTATTTGTTTCGGATGCCACCTTAGGACGATTCGTATTGGGTTTACCCACGGCAAAGAGGACTTTCATGGTCCGACCATCAAGGAACGCCAGGATGCCCAGGTCGCCCAGGCTAATGCTAACGGCATTGATGCCCAGCCTGTTGGATCGCGGTGGGTGTGATCTAGGATGTGGTGGGTTCCGATTGTCGTCGCTTTGATTGGCGGTCCCCTAATGTGGGGTCTAAGTAGATTCGACAAACGGAACACTGTTCAGCATGCCGAAAACCAGCGGGTTCTTCTTAGGATTGAATCCAAGGTGGACCATATTGACACCAGACTTGATGACCATATTGACTATCACCTGAAAGAGGGATTGTGACTTACAAGGAAGCATTGAAGCGCGGTATTGCTACTTTTGTGGCGGGAGCAACTGCTTCCCCCATCAGCGCGGCAGTTCTGGATATTTCATTTTTTAAGGCCGCAGGCGTAGCGGGAGTTATTGCCGTGTGGAACTGGCTTGCCCGTGTTGCCCAGGCGTGGAAGGCAGACGATGGCTCGTCCCTCTAATAGCGACATTCTTGCCAGGTATCGCAAGAAAATTAGCGCCTCTAAAAAGTGGCGCAAAGAAGAATCTTATGATGAAACCTGGAAGCGTCTAGTTGATCTGTATCGTGGACGACACTACGAGTATTTTACCGACGAGGACCGCATCCTGGTTAATATGGCGTTTTCGACCATTAATGTTATCTATCCGTCTATTTCGGTGAACTATCCGAAGATCACGGTCAACGCGATTAACCCAGAGAATTCGTCAAATGCTACGATTGCCGAGGCGGTTGTTAACTATTGGTGGCGTCATTCTGCCATCAAGAACCAGTTCCGTAATGCTGTCAAGGACTTTTTGATTGTTGGCCATGGTTGGCTTAAGGTCGGCTACAAGTATGTTGAGGAAGAACGCATCGGTCAGGACGAGGATATCAACGATGATATGCCCGAGAACTATACGCAGACTAACTATAATGTGATTGCAGATGCGCCGTTCGTGGAGCGCGTGTCACCATTCGATGTTTTCGTTGATCCCGATGGCACCACGATGGACGATATCAAGTGGATTGCGCACCGTGTGCGCCGCCCCATTCGTGATGTAAAAACCGACAAGCGATACAACAAGTCTGTCCGCGAGGATATTACCCCCATGTCGTATTCGCGGTTCACCGAAGAAGAACCGCGTTATCGTAAGATTAATGACAAAGAAGAAGGCTATGCTGACATTTTTGAGTTTTACGATCTTCGCAATAACACTGTTAGTGTATTTGCTGAATCAGGTGATGGGTTCCTAATTAAGCCCCAACAGATGCCTTACGCTTTTGGGCATCCGTTTGTTATGCTCAGGAACTATGAGGTACCCGACCAGTTTTATCCTATTGGTGAACTGGAAGCAATCGAACCTCTACAGCGGGAACTGAACGCTACCCGTACCCAGATGATGAACCATCGTAAGCGGTATGCGCGTAAGTATTTGTTCCGTGAATCTGCCATTGATTCCAATGGCCGTGCGGCTATGGAATCCGATGATGACAATGTGATGGTTCCCATTGTCGGTGATGTTCCTTTGGGCGATGTTGTTGCTCCGTTCCCCGCTTTGATTAACCCACCCGAGTTTTATAACCAGTCTGGTTTGATTGCCCAGGATATCAACATGATTTCTGGTGTTTCGGAATTTATGCGTGGTTCAGTTTCCGAAATTCGTCGCACGGCAACAGAAGTCGGTTTGCTTCAGGATGCGGCAAATGCGCGGACAGCGGACAAACTGGCCACAATTGAAACCGCTATTGGTCAGATTGGTCGCCGTCTGCTAGGTCTTACCCAGCAGTTTTTGACTGGCGAGCAGGTGGCCAGAATTATTGGTCGTGATGGCGAGCCTATTTGGATTCGTTATGACCGCGACTATATTTCTGGTGACTTTGATTTTGATGTGGTTGGCGGTTCCACCCGCCCCCATAACGAGTCTTTCCAGCGGGCCCAGACCGCAGAAATGATTAACGCTTTGGCGCCATTCGCCAGTGCTGGTGTTATTGATATGGCCAAGTTTGCGGCTTATGTGCTTCAGACTGGATTTGGGATTAAGAACCCAGAAGCATTCTTGACCGCCCCTGAACCTCCGATGGAACAGCCGATGCCAGAGTTGCCCCCCGCTGTCCCCGAGGAGATGGGTGGTATGGTTCCTCCTGCCGCTGGGCCGATGGGTCCTGCGGCGGGACAGTTGCCAGCAGATTTGCCGCCTGAGATTTTGGCGGCCCTGTTGGCCCAGGCGGGTGGACCTGCGCCCTTGGGTGGCGAGCAGATGCCCCCGCCGATGGTTTAAACGAACGATATACCCCCTACTAGAGCAACCAGTTTTGGACTCTTAGTATTGGAGATATTGTGGAACAATTGAATGCTGAAACATCCGCCCCCGAAATGGGACAAGCGGGTGGGACGGAAGTTGGGACTGCCCCTAGCGAGTCAGCCCCCAGTTACGATTATGTTAATGTTGACGAGTTCGCAGACAAGTATGTGAAAGTCAAGGTTGACGGTGAAGAACTGGATGTGCCGATTCGTGAAGCATTGTCTGGTTACCAGCGTCAGGCGGATTATACCCGCAAGACTCAGGAACTGGCCGCCCAACGAGAATCGCTCCAGCGGGCCGCTACGCTTGCCGAAGCACTGGAAAGGGACCCATACGGGACTTTGGATATCCTAGGACGCCACTATGGGGCAGGCCAGCAGGCACCCCAGGCCCCCCAGGAACCCGAGTTCGCTGATCCTCTTGAGCGTCAGGTATGGGAATTGAATCAGAAGATTCAGTCCTTTGAACAACTTCAGGCACAGCAAGAGTTGGAACGCGAAGTAGCACGGCTACAGAGCCAGTACCCAGATTTTAATCCCGTAGAAGTTATTACTGCCGCTTTGAATAGTGGGTCAGATAATTTGGAAGCCATCTATAAGCAGATTGCTTATGACAAGTTGGTTTCCGAAGTTATGACCTACCGTCAGGCACAGCAGGTTTTGGCTGATGAGGATTCCAAGATCATGGACGCCAAGCGTCAGGCCGCTTTCGTGGCCAATGGCGGTTCGGCTAATGGTGCTGGTTCTGAACCTGTGGGACGGGTCACAAGTGTTTCGGACGCCTGGGCGGCGGCGAAACGCCAAATGGGCATGTGACAAACCTTTTGTAAAACAACTTTCTAGTATTGGAGAACAACAATGCCTGGTAACGCAAGTTTCGACGCGCTGTTGGCAACTACCCTTGCTAACTATCGCGACCAACTCACAGACAACATTTTTTCGGCACGACCGCTGACCTTCTTCCTCACCGATAAGGGCCGCATCCGCATGATTGACGGTGGCACCAAGATCGTTGAGCCGTTGATCTACGGTCAGAACAGCACCGTCGCCTCGTATTCGGGATACGACACCCTCAGCCTGACCGCTCAGGATGGTATCTCTGCCGCTGAATACGACTGGAAGCAGTACGCCGCCAGCATCGCCATTTCGGGTATCGAAGAAGCCAAGAACAACGGCGAGCAGGCCATCATTAACCTGCTTGAAGCCAAGATCATGCAGGCTGAGGAGTCCATGAAGGAAGGCTTCAACCAGATGTTCTTCGGCAACGGCACGGGCAACTCGGGCAAGAACTGGAACGGCCTGGGCAACCTGGTTTCGTCAGTCGGCACCGTCGGTGGCATCAACCGCGCCACCGCAGGCAATGAGTTCTGGCGTTCGTATGTCAATGCCAACGCTGGTGCGCTCACGCTCGCCAAGATGGCAACGGCCTACAATACCGTTTCGGTTGGTAACGACCACCCCGACATGGTGCTGACCACCCAGACGCTGTACGAGAAGTACGAGTCGCTGCTCCAGCCGCAGTTGCGTTACACCGACGCAAAGACCGCTGACGCAGGATTCCAGAACCTGCTTTTCAAGGCCGCGCCCGTCGCCTACGATGTGCACTGCCCCGCAGGATACATGTATTTCCTCAATAGCAAGTATCTCACGCTGGTGGGTCACTCGGGCAAGTGGTTTGCCCAGACCGACTTCGTGCGTCCTGAGAACATGGATGCCCGCTACGCGCTGATTATGTGCTACGGTAACCTTACGGTCCGTAACGCCGCGAAGCAGGGTGTTATCACCGACGCCACGGCCTGACCAACCTAGGTGGGGGCTTCGGCCCCCACCCCACCGTGGTACAACCCTCCGCCAGCGGAACATGCTGGCGGGGGGTTGTTTCTATTTGTGCCAGATGAACGGATACCCCCTAATAGAAGCCTAGTTTAGGAGTCATTATGGTCGCTAAGAAGAAGTCCGCAACAAGCCGTCCTGCTGATATGGGACGAAGCAACAAAAGCAAGCCTCTTCGTGTTGGAAGATGGGAAACAGTAAGTCAAACGGTTAAGCCTGGTCGTGTTACCGACAAGCAGGTATTTATTGACGAGATTGGGAAGGGCACATACGAGGTTAATCGTCGTACTGTTTCCGATGCTATTGTTAAGCCCAGGGTCAAGCGTAGCGGTGTCGGCATGGGAGCATATGACTCGTTGCGCCAATCGGAACCGAACAAGAAGAAGCCTGTCAAGAAGTCTGCTATTGACTTTGGATCGCGCTGATTATGGCAGTTCCCAAGGGTGCTGTGCCTACTTATGCGTTGCACGGTAGGCCAGCAGTTCATGCTCGTCTGGCGTTTTACGATGGTGCGCGTATTGCCGCACCATCAGCACCATATGTTGGGCGTGGCAATAAGTGCTCAGCAAACGAGGACACCTGTGAGGCTATGCGAGCCAAGGGAACCGAGTTTTGCGTCGGACACTTGCGGTCAGTTGGCAAGGACACGGAGGTAGAGGATGCCGCAGACACGGCTGACGAAAACTAGCATACTCCAAACTGTCCGCGACATTACAGAATTGGACGCAGATGATGTGTCCGATTCTTTGTTGACCTTATATTTGCGTGACGGCTATAACCGTATTATTGATTTGGAACGGCGTTGGCCGTTCCTTGAAGTCAAGTTTAATATGACGACAACAGCCAATCTTAGCGAATACACCATTGATGATTTCACGAATCATGAAATTCGTGAAGTTATCAGCATTCTTGATCCAGAGAATGTGCGCCTGGAATATGTTGATTATGATCAGGCTGAAGATTCTTTGCTTTTGCCTTACACACCTCAGGGCCGCCCAGTGTTTTTTTCTTTCTGGGCTGACAAAATTTATTTGTTTCCCACCCCATCGGAATCTGATACTTTGGTTGTGCGCGCTTTCCGTCACCCTACTGATTGGGTGACCGCAAACACCAGTCCTGATGGTCCTGATGGTTTTGATTTGCCGTTGGTGTATTATGTTGTGTCGCGTGTTTATCAGTCTCAGGAGGAGGCTGGTACTGCCCGCGAGTATGAGCGTTCTTTTGCTGATGCTATTGCTTTGGTTCGTCGTGATTTGATGCGTCCCGAATCGTATTCACCTGTGGTGTTTGCTGGCGGTAAAAATATTCGTCGGTGGAAGGGGCGGGATTGGGATAGCACTATCCCATGATCCGTGTTATTCAGTCCGATGATTTTACTGGCGGGTTGAACCTGGAGGCCAATGTGTTTCAGTTGGCCACTAATCAGTCGTCTGACATGTTGAATGTTGACATTAATGCCAGGGGTGGATTTGAGCGCCGTCTGGGTTGCGTTCGACGCAACACCAGTGCTGTTGGTGGTCTTTCGGCTGGTTCTTTTGCGCCTCAAAGGTTGTATTCGTGGACAGCCGAGCAGGGCAAGTATCTAATGTTGAGTACCGACACTAAGGTGTTTTATGGTACGACTGGTAATTTTACTGATCTTGGTGTTACCAGTG